ATTGTAGACGAAGTTCCACTCGAAGAAGAGGCCATTCAAGAGGAAGAGAATCTTGAAGAGGCAGAAGAAACCCTCCAAGAAGNAGAANTTCTTGAGGAGGAAGAAATTGAAATTAATGAGGAAGACATTGCTGAGATCGTTGAAGAGTTAACAGTAGACGCCACAGCAGTTCCTTCCGGAGTCCCTGGAGGTGGTACAAACCACGCACAACTTCAGGACTTAGCAAACGTTATTGCCGCTGAGAATGCACAGATTGAAGCCGAAGGCGAGAAATTCGACGAGGAGAAAATTGAACTCGAAGAAGCTTTCAAGCAAATCTATTCTGAAAATCAGGAAATTCTTGGCGAGAATAAAAAATATAAAGATTTACTTATGCAGATGAAAGAGAGGCTTGAAGAAGTCAATCTCTCAAACGCTAAGTTGCTTTATACTAATCGTGTTTTGGGCAGTACCTCTTTGAATGAGCGACAAAAAACTAAAATTGTTGAAGCGATTTCCAAAACCGATAGTGTTGAAGAGGCGAAGGTCGTTTTCGAAACACTTCAAAGCGCAGTGGGAGCAATCGACAGGAAGCGTTCTCCAAAGTCACTGAGCGAAGCAGTTACCAGAAAATCTTCAACAACACTTCGAAGCCGAAAGGCCAAGAAAACTATCGCAGACCCCGTTTCCAATCGCTGGAAGGCGTTGGCGGGAATCGAATAAACTAAACTTAAAGGAGTTAAAAATAAAATGTCTGTATTGAATAAATTAACAGAAGGCATTGTTAATAGAGATCTCCAGAAGGAAGGTGCTGCTCTACTGAATAAGTGGGAGAAGACTGGACTTCTTGAGGGTATTAACAGTGACTCACAAAAAAATGGCATGGCCCGCCTGCTTGAGAATCAAGCAAAGGAGCTACTTCGTGAGGCAAGCACTATGGCAAGTGGAGACGTTGAAGGTTTCGCCGCTGTAGCTTTCCCACTCGTCCGTCGTGTTTTCGGTGGACTTATCGCTAACGATCTCGTATCCGTTCAGCCAATGAGCCTTCCATCAGGTCTCATCTTTTTCCTTGACTTCACATTCACCACTTCCAAGCTCGGTAACGAGAGTGGCGACTCACTTTACGGTGGTGGAGTTGTAGGACACCAGATTACTGGTGGTGTTCAACTCGGCGTATACAACAGTGGCACTGAGGACGGTGGCGAAGAGTCATTCTACGCCCTTAATAACGGTTATTCCTCTCCAACTGCCTCCATCGCACTGCTCCCTTCTGGGTTCGTTGTCGTCGCATCCGGTACGGTTGCGGCTGGGGTTGGAGCCCACCCCGGACAGTCGCAGGCCGACGTAGATAAGCTTAACGAGCTTTGCCGCTTCGACCCAGATCTTTCCGGAACAATTTGCGCTGTGTTCGAGATGACTGGTACTACTAATTTGGGCCAGCTTAACCTTGACAATCTTGTTCCAATCACTCCAATTGCTGGTGGTTCAACAAAGATCCGCATGGTTCGTCGTTTGAGCACGCTTGCTTCCGGCTCCGCTGGTAGTGATCCATCAAATGAAGCTTTAAGGATTCAGATGGTTGTTCGCTCAACAGGTTCTGCTGGAGTCGGCGGTCCTGCCGACCTTGGAGCACCCACTGTCGGTGTGTTATCCGCTCTTACCGGTACTTCCGCCATCACGCTCGCTTTCCCAATCACTGATAACTTCAACAACGTTACTGCCGAAGCTGACGCTCGTGGTATCGGTGCTGTTGTTGGTGCTGACACTTGGGGACTTGAGAACAACACTGAGATCCCTGAGATCGACATCAAGGTAGACAGCGTCTCCGTGACTGCTAGAACCAAGAAGTTGAAGGCTAAGTGGACACCAGAGCTTGGTCAAGACCTTAATGCTTATCACAACCTCGACGCAGAGGTTGAGCTTACAGGTATTCTCTCAGAGCAGATCGCTCTTGAGATCGACCGTGAGATCCTTGAGGACCTCATCGTTGGCTCACAGGCTGGCACACTTTACTGGTCACGTAACGCTGGTAAGTTTGTAAACCGTGAGACTGGTAAAGAGATTGGTGCAAGCACTGCTCCAGACTTCACCGGTACAGTGTCTGAGTGGTATGAGACTCTTTGTGAGACTATCAACGATGTCTCCGCTCGTATCCACCGCAAGACACTTCGTGGTGGCGCAAACTTCATCGTTTGTGGCCCAGAAGTTGCCAACATCCTTGAGTTTACCTCTGGATTCCGTGCTGACGTAACTGGCGATGCAGATCGTGGTACTGTCGGTGCTGTAAAGGTCGGTAACCTTAGCAAGAAGTGGGATGTCTATGTTGACCCATACTTCCCACGCAATGTCGTCCTCGCAGGACGCAAGGGTGGTTCATTCCTTGAGAGCGGCTACGTGTACGCTCCATATGTCCCACTCCAGGTAACTCCAACTATCTTCGGCACAGAGGACTTCGTTCCTCGTAAGGGCGTCATGACCCGCTACGCCAAGAAGATGGTTAGACCAGATATGTACGGTCTAGTTATCGTCGAGGACCTCATTGGTTAATTTTAACTAATAAACCAACAGGTTAGTAGAAAAGACCCCACGTTAACTTATGTTAGCGTGGGGTTTTCTATTTTCAGAAACTATTTACACTAGGAGAACTTTATAGATGGCTCGTCCCACCCTAACCCCGAAAAGTCAATCAAGCAAAGTCGTTTTGCCCATTACAGGAAGCCCCGGACATATATCCGCAGTTTTACCGTATACAGTTTATACTGGCTCGGTTGAATTCCTGTCTGGCGCATCAGACCAAGTTGCTTACACATACAGCAAATTAGGAGGAGATGTCTTAGACATTGAGCTTTCTTCCTCGCAAGTATACACAGCCTACCAAGAAGCGGTGTTGGAGTATTCCTACATCGTCAACATTCATCAGGCAAAGAGTATCCTTCCAAGCATCTTGGGAGAGCAAACAGGAACATTCGATCACGAAGGTCGTTTGCGAGCAGGAGAGCTATCCTCAAGTCTCAATAGCGGCCTCTCCATCGATGGAAATTCAGTTCATGCAGAAGCGGGCATTTCACTTAAATACCCAGACTTCCAATTCACCTATTCAAGAAATATAGGGAACAATACATCATTTGAAGCAGGCTTCGGTGGAACACAAAATCACTATTCAGCTTCATTCGACACAGTTGTTGGCCAGCAAGACTACGACCTTCAGACCATCATCTCCGAATCATCAGCCCTGTCTTCAAGTTTCCCATTCTTTGAGAAGGTGAAAGATAGAAGAATTGAAATTTCAAAAGTATTTTATAAAACACCATCTGCTTTCTGGAGATTCTATGGATACTATGGAGGGCTCAACACAGTTGGAAACCTCCAAAACTACGGACAATACGCAGACGACTCACAGTTCCAGATTATCCCAGTTTGGCAAAACAAACTACAAGCGATGGCTTATGAAGACGCAATCTATACAAGAAACTCTCATTGGTCTTACGAAATCAAAAATAATAATTTAAGACTTTATCCAGATGTCACAACGCTATCCCCATCCAAGATGTGGGTTGAGTTCTTTATTCCAAACGAAAAAAACGCTTGGGACGAAGGATGATGGAATGGAAGCCGGCAAAAGTGGCGTCAACAACATCAACACCGCACCATTCGCTAACATCCCGTATGAGACAATCAACGGCATTGGTAAGCAGTGGATTAGAAGGTTTGCGTTATCCCTCTCAAAAGAGATGCTAGGGCTAATCAGAAGCAAATTTGCAACCCTACCAATCCCAGGGGACTCCGTAACCCTGAACGGCTCTGACCTTATTTCACAAGCGAAGGCAGAACAGGAATCATTGCGAGAGGAATTAAAACAAATTCTTGACGACACCACATACGACAAGCTGATGGAAACAAAGTCAGCCACAATGGATAGCGTCAACAACATTCAGACGAAGATTCCATTACCAATCATGACAGCATAAGGAGGGCACCATGGCAGATAAAAATAAATGGTCCCAGCCAGACGCTCCACCACCACCGCTTTTCACAGGAAAACCGGAGCGTGATTTCGTCAAGCAGGTAAATGATGAACTGATTGAGAGAGTAATTGGCCAGCAAGTTGCCTATTACCCTATCAGCGTGAAGCACACAAACTTTCACCCTCTTTATGGAGAGGCAATCAAAAAGACATTCTTGCCTCCAGTCAGAGTTTATGCCCTCGTGGAATACGACGGTCGCCCTACAACGTACATGCCGAACATCGGTGTAGACAGGATGTCTTCTATCACAATTCACTTTCACAAGAGAAGATTAACCGAAGACCAAGATTTATTTGTGCGTGTAGGTGATTTCGTCTTATACGGGGATATTTACTATGAGATCGTTGCGTTGGATGAGCCAAAACAAATCTTTGGTCAAGTAGACCACAAGATGGAAATCTCAGCGAAATGTATCAGATCCAGAGAGGGAGTCTTTGATGTCTGCTAAAGATAAATCATACACCGGGGTTGAAGACCCAAGCATTCTTCACGAGTATGCAGTTCANCCATCAACCTTTGAAACAATCGACCAAGCGTTATATGACTGGGTCAACAGTGANCTAAACATTTTCTCCGAGACCAATAAAGGATTTAAAAAAGTTCCTGTTTTGTGGATGTCCGCTGAAAGATCACACCAGATAAAAGCCGACAGAGCCTTGAGAGACGATGAGGCAGAAGCGCTTATCCTCCCTCTTATCTCAGTTGAGAGAACTTCTGTAGTAAAGAGTCCAACAAGCAAGGGCATCTTCTATGGAAACATACCATCAGTCCCAGACGCAAAGGGTGGCTCAATCGTCGTCGCACGAAGAATCAATCAGGATAAGACATCCAACTTCGCCAACGTCAATGCTCTTAATAAGAGAAGGCAGGCAAACTTCCCCAAGAAGAATAAGAAAGTTGTCTATCAGACAATGTCTATTCCAATGCCGGTCTATGTTGATATGTTCTATAACATCACTCTGCGATGCGAATACCAACAACAGATTAATGACATGGTCACCCCCTTCATTACAAAGACTGGAGGTATCAACAAGTTCCTCCTTAAGAAAGACGGACACATGTTCGAAGGATTCATTCAGGAAGACTTTGCACAGTCTAACAACGTAGCTTCTTTGGATGAGGAAGAGAGAATCTATAAGACCGAAGTAACTATTAAGGTTCTTGCCTATTTGATTGGCGAGGATAAAAACCAAGAACAACCAAAAGTAGTAGTAAGAGAGAACGCAGTAGAGGTAAAAATCCCAAGAGAGAGGGTCATTCTTGATGAAACTCCACCGTGGATTGATAAAAGAGGTTTTTATCGTAGCTAGATTTACTTTTAGGTCTAGTCCTTACTATTTATTAGAGAAATTATTGTACACAGGAGACGTTCCAACATGGCATCAAAAAAATTCAATTTTGTTTCACCAGGCATTCTACTCAATGAAGTAGACAATTCACAACTTCCAGAGGCTGCTACAGCCCAAGGTCCGGTCATTATTGGCCGTACACGCAGAGGACCAGGAATGGTTCCCGTAAAGGTCAATTCAATGTCCGACTTTGTAAGAGTTTTCGGAGACCCAGTCCCAGGACAGGGTGGAGGAGATATCTGGAGAGACGGCAATACAATTGGGCCAACATACGCTTCCTTTGCTGCACAAGCATGGTTAGCCAACAACTCACCTTGTACAATGGTGCGTCTGCTTGGAGCAGAGCACACCAATAAGACCTCAACAGGAAATGCAGGTTGGACCGTCACTGACGTAACTGACACTTCAGCAGGTGGTGCTTACGGACTTTTCGTAACAACAGCTAGTGCTCAAGGTTTGGCAATGGGACACACATCGTCCCTAGCCGCAGTCTTTTACACTGACGCAACCACAGCAGTTGCCCTCCACGCAGGCGACCACTACAATTCAGCGAACTCAGCAGGTGCTTTGTTTTATGACACAGTGGCCACGTCTTCAACCAACTCTTGGCTCCCAACGTCTTCCGCAGACTCATGGGGAGAGTTCACTGCCGTCATCGGCACCTACGCCAATGTGGTAGCAGGAACTGCTGACAAGTACGTCTTCAACTTCGACAGAAATTCAGACAAATACATCAGAAAAGTGTTTAACACAAACCCAATCCTAACCAACTCAACTGTTACAACTACAACAGAGGGTTACTGGTTGGGAGAGACTTTTGACAACTTCCTTAGAGAAGAGTACTCAGCCGGAATCACTGGCGCAGGAAGTATCGCAAACGGAATGATTGCTGGTCTTGAGACAAACGGAGAGAACCAGTGGGGAGACCGTAACTCAGCATTCTCAGATGCAAGAACTGGTTGGTTTATCCCACAGGATATTGGAAACCACAACACGTTCCAGCCTGAGAGCGCACAAAAGCTCTTCCGTTTGGTCGGACTCCCAGGATCAGGAGATTGGACACAAAAGAATATTAAGGTTTCAATCCAAGATATTAAGCCTCCAACTCGTGAAGATGAGAAGTATGGGACTTTCTCTGTGGTTCTTAGAGCTATCACTGATAGTGACAAAGCTGTCCGCATTGTAGAGTCTTACACAGACTGTAACCTTAACCCTAATTCAATCAACTACGTCGCAAGAAAGATCGGTGACAAGTACATTGATTGGGACGATACAGATAGAAGATACAGAGAGTATGGAAACTATGACAACGTGTCTAGCTTCGTCCGTGTTGATGTAAACACAGATGTAGACGCTGGTTCAACCGACGCTCGCTTCCTTCCATTCGGTGTTTACGGCCCACCTCGTGCCGCAAGATTCGGAAACAGCACCGAGCAGGCTACTGGCTCTGCTAGTGCAAAGGTGGCATACGCAAATTCCTTCATCTCTTCAAACAGGTTCCTTGGACCCAGTGGTTCTGTTTTCGCAGCGAACACGAATGCAAACATTCTTGCTTTCGGTATTCCGTCAACAGGTTCATTCCTCTATCCAACGGTTGGACTCCGAACAGGGTCCACTGCTGATGATTTGGCGAGACCACAGGATGCTTACTTTGGAGCTACTACAATTCAAAGTGGTACTGCAACAGTATACGACCCAAGTACTCCCGAGTCGCTTTTAAGAAATGCCAACAACCTAGACATCGACTATGGCTCAGACAGCTACAGCCCAGCTTGGTACTTCACCCTGGACGACTTGATGACAGGTAGTGCAGGCGTAGGCGACCCAAGATTGTGCTACGTTTCAGGCTCACGCC